CCATGAATTTCAATATGTCCAAAATGCTCCCTATCCTGTTGTTGTTTGTGGATCAAATCAACATCAAATCGCCGAACATCCAACCCACAAACATCATATTGAGTATAGGAAAAAAGGCAATGCCCCCGAAGGTTTATTGAATCCTAATTTTTTAAACAAAACCATAGACGTTAAGACGGTTTCACTCCCTAAGATTGAAAAAGATGTTCCTAGTGTACTGCAATCAATAAACCCATTAGATTGCAACACATGGCAATCTATTGATTATCCCAGTGGTTTGCAATGGCTACCACAACACGAAGCAGGGGTATACTGTGTATTTGTTGACGGCTATCAAAATCCTCTCTATATAGGTCAATCTAAAGACCTTTGGAGACGTTGGAATAATCGAGGTGATTGGGAGCATCATGCTAAAAAACACCTTGAATCAATCGGTGATGTGTCGGTGAAAATAGCTTTTTACATCACAAAAAATTGGGATGAACAAAAGCGATTAAGTCTTGAATCTGAATTACAAGCCAAATATAAACCTTCGTGGAATGGTACAGCCAATAAAGTATTGCCGGATAAAACACTTTCAGAATCGGCTCAAGCTGTATTGGAATTTATCAAAGAGATTTTTACGGGCACACCAATACCTGCTCGTGACTGTTATCGCAAATCATCACTCAGAACTCAGTTTGGTTTAAATGCTGAAAATACTGAGTTAATATTTGATGAACTCCAGAATTTCGGGTTTGGGGAAAAACTTATTAAAGAGATCAATGGATTTAGAAGTGTTAATTTTTTACTGAAAAAGGAGGACAATGATTTAGATGCTGTTAATGGTGGTAATCCGAGTTGGTAATTTTGGATTGTAAATATTAGGAGAATATTAAAATGAGTCATGATGATAGAGCTTCGGATTTTGAGACAAGGTTTCAAGAAAGAAAACAGGAATTGTATAAATGCCTTGACGAAGAAAATTCTAAATACCTTGAAGACTCAGGAACTAAACATTTGACTGACGATGTAAAGTTTATTTTTTATCTAGTTGATCGGATTGTTGATCAATTAGAACTTTCGCAACATTATGGTCAAGGAAATGGCGAAATAAAAATAAGCAATCTTTTCAAGGATTCTGGCGACATAGTTAAGGCGACAAAAAAGGTTTTTTATATTTTTTTTAAAATAATAAAACCGAGGGTTTTGTACTTCCTCCATGTTGACCTATCCTGTTTTTATTTTGTTGCCTGTAAAGACAGAAACATAGATTTAAGGATGTGGTTTGAGAGTGTAGAAGAAAGTAAAGTGCTTAATCATTTCCTTGGCAATAAGGAACTAGAAGAAAATGAATCTGAGTATAAAATAGATAATACCGACTACTGTAAACTTATTATCAATGGATCGTGTACCAACATTTCAATTGATGACAAAGATTGTTTTGAGGAAGTATCACAAAATAAGATCACGAATAATAAAACACAGGGTAAGAACAAAAGTAGAGAGGGTTTAGTAAAAGACAGTATCAAGTCTACCTCAATCCATACCGATGATGGAATAATTGAAATTGAGTCTCTAAGGTTGTCCATATTAAAAAAATATCCCTACAAAATACCTGAAAACTATATAGACTGGCATGACATGATTAATATTTTTTTGTACTCACTCATAAAAAACATTCATCTATGTCAGTCTTTTGATATTAAAGAAATTGTTTCTGATGTCGGAATAGCAAAAGAAGCTACTTATGTTTCATCTGTGCAGAAATGGATGTCTACTCAGTCGCCTGTATTTGTCATAACAAAAGAATTGATCGATATGCTACTAAGTGTTGACACTAATTTTAGTGAATCTTATTTTAATGTCTTACTCTCAAGTATTGATTGCATATTTGACAATATATTGTTTCTTTTTCCTAAAAATACAGTTTATTTTTATGTAGAGAACAATCCAGTTGACATTGAAACCAACAAAGCACTTGGCTATATAGATCACTGTTTTCTTTCTCGTCGGGATACCTTGTTGCAAAAAGATTCTTTCAAAAACACAGAATCTTTTTTAGAAGGCTTGGAGAAAAAAAATCTTGTAGTTAATAGCGATAATTATATTGAAGATAGTTACTACAAAGTAGATAGTCTTTCTCTTTCAACGGTATCGTCCAACGGGCAGCCGTTAAACAATACTATATTGATACTTGAAAACAGTATGGTAAAAAACAATGTCATAAGCAATACTGAAAGGTTTAAGACTTTTGCTATTACAAAATTAATAACCCAGTGTTTGTTGTTGATTGTTTCAAAGCCAGACCTAGCGATTGAGGAACAGAAAAATGGATACACTTCAAAAAGATTTCTGTTGAATAATAAAGGTTTTGGTACTGTTAAGACAGAAAAGGTTTTATATCCTAGAGTTCTAAACCTAAGTTATGCCGAGAAAAAGATCCGCTCCGATGACAACAGAATCCAAAGACAAGGCAATCATTCCCCTAAATCTCCCCACTGGAGATTGGGCTACGAAGTCAATAAACCAGTCGGGAAAATGAAAGGAGTTCCTAGAGAACAATGGGAACGGAAACTAATTAAAGTCGCCCCTTACTTCGTACTAGGGGGAGATGATAAGGACAATCAAACCACAACAGAAGCCTAATTAAAACTCATGCAATACCCAGAAGTAGTTGAATCAGTCTACAGAAAAATATCAGCAATCCCCGAACAGGAGTCTTAATGGCAAAAGCAAAATTAAAATCAGAATATCCAGAGATCGCGGAATTAATTGTTGAGACAGCAAAAAAGCGCGGGGGAAATCAACAACTAACTGATATTAACTGGGTAACAAAAACCCTGTTTAAATATCAGAACGGCGTGACTCCCTTGACTGATACAGACTCGGATTGTGTTAGGATTGGAGAGGGACTAAGACCTCGTTACAAGTGGCAAATAACGCGAGATCATATAGCTTTTGCGGATGCCAACAGTGCTAAGAAAGGATGGAAAACTTAGGATGGAAAACTTAGGATGCCTACTCGATGAAGTGGAAAAAATATCAAGAGGGGTAAGCGATCGCCATTATTCTATCTTTAAATTCAGCACTCACTTTAAAGGTGCTTTTGGAACACCCAATAGATTAAGGCTTGAACTGCCACACCTTCCAGCTTTTGACACTTTAGAAAAATTACTAATCTGGATGGTTAGTGAACGGGTAAGTTTTTCGGATATTGAAACCGAGAATATTGAAGGTTTTAAAATTCATAATGGGATCTACCATGCGGAGGGAGATTTTATAGGTGACTAGGGAACAGTTAGAATATATCTGGTTGGTTGATAGTTTGGTATTTTCCGAGACCGGAAAACATCTTGATAGCTTGACTAGAAAGATTATCGAGGGAATATTAAACGATAAGTCTTATCCTGAGATTGCCAAAAATCTAAATTATGGATCTGCTTATATTGGCGATAAAATCAGAATAATATTTAAAATTCTAAGCAGAAGACTTGGTGAAAAAATTGATAGATACAACTTCTGTTGGGCAATTGAAAGAATTTTAATATTTGACTATAGCCCATCTGTTATCAACTACTTACAAACAACAACGGATAATGACTAAAACATTTATCGGAATTGACCCCGGAGCGACGGGGGCAGTGTGTAGGATTTCTAATGGTGAGGTTAAATTTCTCGACTGTCCAGTTATTAAGATTAGTGGAAAGATACGCCCCAACCCGACATTAATGGCATCTGGACTGAAGGAAATGATCACCCTCAATACTCACCTAATTATTGAGAATGTTCATGCAATGCCCAAGCAAGGGGTGACCAGTACCTTTAACTTTGGGATGGGTTTTGGGATTTGGATTGGGATTATCGCAGCGCTAGGAATCCCGATGGAGTTCACCACGCCCCAAGCCTGGAAAAAATCTTATGGGTTAGGGAGCGACAAAGAACCTGCGAGGGCGAAGGCTTTAGAGCTGTTTCCGTGTCAAGCTAACAACTTGAAACTAAAGAAACATCACGGCAGGGCGGAGGCGTTATTATTAGCAGAATATTTAAGGCGGAGATATTGAGAGTTTAGTTAATAAAAAGCACCCTAAATTAATGATTGATAAAGGACAAAGCAAATGAAAGATATTAAAATCTTTAACAAAGATGGTTTTCTAAATTTCGTGGAAGGCAAGTTAGCGTCTACCGAAGATTATAAAAAAGCAGATCGGTGTCAAGGATCTATCTTTGAAGCACTGAAACCAGGCTATTTGATTGAACTCCAAGATGGAGTATTTGTTTTAAATAAAGACCTGGATCTTCGGCGCGAGGTCAGTCGTGGCGATATATAACCAGTGATTAATAGCTAAAACTTTAAACCCCCGTAAATTAATTTACAGGGGTTATTTTTTACCATTTAGAAGTCTGACAAACAGTTCCCCAACCCTCAAAAATTTCCTCAAATCTTTGAGGTTGCAATCCAAAATAAAATAGAGTTTGGGAGAATCGGTTTTGGTTTTGTTTCTTCCCATCCTGCGCCCGTTTTGGGGAATAAAAAGTTAACCGAGTTGACGGTAGGCAGAAGCGATCGCACCGATTCAAAGCCTTTTTGTACCAAACTGTACTGTTGTCGGTATTGGTCAATAAGAATGCTTCCGCTTCCGTCTCGTTCAATGTTGCAATCAATTTATCAACAACCTTCTCAATAAATCCCGCGCTGTAGGGAGGGTTCAACCAGAGTGTTTTAGCCTGCCTCCAGTTCTGTTTAAATCCATCATCTTGAATTGTAAATATCTTTTGAGCTTTAATAATTTGATTGGCTTGTTCACAGCTAAAAGGGTCTAATTCAGGAAATCCATAAAACTTATGAACTAAATCAATTAAATCAGATGGGGTATAATTTTCGTTTGAATCAATTAATGATGGTTGTGTTTCAAACAGACAAAGTTGTTGTATAATCATTGTTGTTTACTCCTAGTGCGTGGTTGTTCAAAAGTATCTGAGATGCTCTACAAACTCAGATACTTTTTTCTTTATTATAAAATATTTGTGTTAAAATAATGTTAACTTAAATGTATTAATTATGGAACCAGAAAATAAGAAAAAGAAATATGGATTTGCTGCTATGAGTCCAGAAAAACGTCGAGAGATTTCTAGCAAAGGCGGGAAGGCATCTCGTGACAACGGGACGCTGTATAAGTTCAGTTCTGAGGATTGCAGCGAAGGCGGAACAAAAACATCTCAGAACAAAGACCATATAACTGAAATAGGTCAGAAAGGCGGGAAGGCATCTCGTGACAACGGAACGCTATATAAGTTCACTTCTGAAGATTGCAGGAAAGCGTGGAAAAGAAATTAGGGGAGTGCGATCGCAGTGTCAACAACAACTGATTATGTTAGCTCGGTTTCTCTACTGCCTACTGTTGAATTTTTGGAGTTAGTAGCCAAGAAACAATGGGATTCAAGTGCTAGTTATGGGTTGGGAATATCAACGATTGTCCCCATGTTTCATTCAACAACTAACTCAGAATGGTTATGCCTCAACACTGAAGCCGAATTTTTAGAAGCACCCATAGGGACTATATCAATCAAGTCACCATTTGGCTATACCCGACCCGAATCGTCGCCTGTTTATGTCTCCTTTAATGATTCGGTTAAGATAGATAAAAATAAGGTTAATAAAGCAAAATCATTGTTTTTATTCAGAATTGGAGAGGAACAAAACGAGATTATAACCGTTTCTAATTACGATAAAAAGGATCAGAATGTTACCACGGCTCCCCCTTTGGATTGCTTCTCTAGGGAGTGCATGACGTGGTTTAGCTCGGACGTTGATTGGTTTACGGGTTTTGGGGTTTCCTCTCAATCTTTAGCGTCGTTTGTAGTAAACGATGATGGGATTATATTGAGCAAGTCCAGTGATATTTTGTCGGGTGTTATTTCTGAGTCGGTGAAAACAGTTGATTACACCAATATTCAAGTTCTCAATACAGTCTCGGAGTTAACCCCGTGGGTATCTATTCAATTGTCTACAGGGGTTCAATTGACGGGAGACAATGAAGCCAATATTTTGTTTTTGTATTCGGTAGATAAAGACGGGGATTCCCTGGTTTCCTTTGCCTATGGTTATACTGCACCAATATCTACTATCGGTTATAATATGATGATTACCGATATTTCATTTAATTCAGAAGATATAATTACGTTATGAACAAGATTAACGGTGCTTACAGATTTAAGACAGTTGTGACATCGCAAATGATTGTGAATGTAAGCCATGTAAGAAGAAACAAATCATCTTCTATTCTGGAATTTTTAATAAAAATATGGCTTTTAGATGGTGACAGAATTATTCAGTCAATCCCTTTGCAAGCAATAGAGTACGAAGGGCGGATAGTAGAGGGTATAGCTCGGAATACTTTCGGATTATGGTGGCATACCAGACTTGCTCCCATAGTGATTGTATTGTCGGATAAAAATATATTAATAAGTCATCAGTGGGTGGAGGAAAACGAAAGTTGGAAGCCTAGTAATGGGCTAGACCAAGGGCTTAAATATGAGTCTGCTGTGATTTTTTTAGAAATAAATGGTACTAAAATAATTAATAAAGGGCATGAAATCCGAACTCAAAAAAACGCATTTGGAGTTCCTGAATACCCAATCTTTGCAGGGAAAATAAATGATGAAACAGGTTTTTTTATTTTACCAGAACAATCAATAATTACATCTATTGCGGGGGGGGCGTTAGAAACTACGACTACAACATTAAACATTCCGTTAATAAAGACGGGAAATTCTTATCCATATTCCGGTGATTATTTTGACAGCCACATGAGAGTTACTTCATCTCGATTAAGTGCCGACACTATTATTGTGTTTTATCACTTTTCTTTATATTTTAATATGCAGATATGTGTCCAGGTAGTAAAAATATCAGAAACCAATGATTTCACGGTATCTTCTATGCAATTTCTACCAGGAAGGGATAAAGATACTGGGATGAATTACTATACCCCAATAGGCTCGTCTCGGATATCTGATAATCAATGTTTTCTTACTTATGATGTAACACTAGCTGATAATACAGGGCTAAATATCATCACATTAACCAAGGTGGGGAGGGTCGTAACAGTTAATGGTAGTAGTATTACATGGGGTGGCGAAGTTGAGTTAATCAACGCTGACGAGGTTAGCGCGCTTGGTTACTTGGATTTACTCGGTTGTCGAATATCAAGGTTTCCTAATAGTAATAATTTTATTGTTTTTTACCTTCGCAGACGAAATATTGACGATATTTTAATTATGGAGTTATTGGCGCAATCGGTCTTGATACAAGACTCGGTAATTTCACCACAGAGCATTATAACAATAATGGAAATTGCTGCGGAAGACCAACACTGGAATTTAGATGTCCCTAAGTTTCGGGATATTGCAATATCTCTCGATACGATATTAATGGTTATATCAACAACAAGAAAGCCGTTATATTATAAAATTATAAAAATAGCAAACGGCAATATTTCAATATCTGACGAAAAAAAACCCGAACAGGACGAGCTTTTTTTCCAGATTGCAATAGACCACTACGGGATTCAATATCAAAAATCTTCTTTTGGAAATACAGCGCTAATCCCATTATTAAATATATAGATTGTCATTCACTAACGAATAGTTTTAAATTCTCAAAAGTTGGCATCCGCCGCCCAACCTCCGCATCTTCAGAACACAGCCACCACTTACAAAATGATTTAACTTGGTGATTATTTGCGATCGCTTCCAACTCCCCCCATAAAAAATCACAGGCGAGTTTATCAAGATCATTCTTATACCACAAACTCGCCTCAATAAAATGTACCGGAATATCGCCAAACATCCCAATTATTTCAGGGAGACGAGCCAAAATAACGGGGGCATTGTAACTCTTGATGTGAGTTTGAATCCCAACTTCTACCGGAAAATCCTTAGCTAGTTCGTGGCAGATATTAGCGATCGCACGCCATTTATTCAGAAGATGTGGTCTGAAATCTCCTAAAATTATTCGCGCGCTAGGATTAGCAGTATAGGCAGCTTCACAATAACGTTTTAGGTCATCGAGGGAATAGTTGGGATACGGAATCCCAAGATCATCGCTCCATTCATTTACTAACACCCACTCAGTGATCTGTGGAAATCTCCTAACCCTTCTATGCACCCACTCAATAATTGAATCACAACCCGAAAATGGGCAGGGTTTGTGATGTTTGTGTCCATAAAGGAATTGAGATCGGATAACTTTATCAGGGAAGTCCAGAGAGTTCTTCGTGCCATCTTGATTGAAAGATTGCCAGTGGTAGCCAATTACAACCCCGTCAAACGGGGTCAAATCCAATGGCAAAGAACTTCCACAGGTAAATCTAAGCATCAAGTAGAGCCACCTCCTGCCACCCAACCGCCATTGAAAGCGTTATAGACTACTCCCGTTGACGTATCCTTCCAAGACTCCCGATTCGAGTTAGGAGTCTTGGATAAACTTGCGGGGGTTCCGGTGTGGAGTCTCATTCTTGTGTCTATTTCTACCCATGTTGTGCCGTTGTAGATGTAACTAATAACCGAGTCGTAGCTATTTGCAGCACTGTTTTCTTGATATTGCCATCTAGTCCCCGTTGCAGCACCTCCTGTGGGTGTGGTATTTGCAACAACCTCAGAATCCCTCGAAAGAAACCATCTACCGCCTCCTGTAGCCGTGAAACAGCTTTTACTGTTTGCTATTGCCGTTGTGTTGGTTTTTTCTAATACTAACCAGACTTTTTCTGTAAGGGCAAAAAACAGAATGCCGTCCTGATAATCCGTGACATTGAGTGCTGTGATTGCAGCGATATTAACCTTTGAACCCATCCAAGCCATAATCTTTTATCCTGTTTTAATTTTTCTATTGATTAAGGTGAAACTGTAGATAATACAAAATCCCCGGTTTCAGTATTATTAATATTATCATTATTGTAATAACTGGTTGCAATTATCGTATAAATAAAACCAGCGTTAGTAGGGGTAATTGTTAACTCAGCTATCCCATCGATGTCTTCGTCACTAGCATAGCCAAATTCATTGACTCCTTCATTTACTTTTAGATACGGCTCAAAATCTCCTGAAGCAGTTGTATCAAGAGTTATTGTTATCGGTTGATTAACAACAAATCCTGTAATAGTGTACTCAATCCAGTTCTTAATAACGTCATTATTCTCATCAACTTCATAGTCCAAATAGCCATTGACAGTCTGATTAATTCCAATAGTTTCGGGTGTTGGTGTTGGTGTTGGTGTTGGGGTTGGGGTTGGGGTTGGGGTTGGGGTTGGGGTTGGTGTTGGTGTTGGTGTTGGGGTTATCCAAATCCCATTATGAGCTTCATAGGTAATTCCGGTTGTTGTGTTTATCCATTTTTCCCTATTAGAGTTAGGAGTTTTAGTTAGACTTGCAGGAGTTCCGGCAGCCGTTCTAACTCTGGCATCTAATTCAATCCATGTCGAGCCATTGTATTGATAACTGATAACGCTATCGTAGCTATTTACACCCTCTTGATATATCCAACGGGTTCCAATCGCAGCCGCCCCCGTTGGCGTGGTAGTGGCAACAACAGTGGAGTCTCTGGATATAAACCAACGACCGCCCCCCGTTGCCGTGAAACAACTTTTACTGTTTGCTGTTGAGGTAGTGTCCGACTTTGTTAACACTAACCAGGTTTTTTCTGCAAGGGCAAAAAATAGAATGCCGTCTTGATAATCAGTGACATCTAAAGCCGTTATAGCTGCAATACTAGCTCGTGAACCCATCCAAGGCATTTGATTAAATCTCCGCTATAGTTAAGTTCAGTAATACAGGAATAAAGTTAGGGATTGCCCCGTTCCAATCTTCTATAACTTCCGAGTTCCAACCATCGCTAGAGTCCCATAATAAATTAATAGGAGCATCAGCAGCAAAAGCCTTAACCTCTTTTAGTTTGGGTGTCAGCAGTTTAGTCTGGAGTTGGAATGGAAAGCCTTGATCTATCTTAGCATTAACCATAAAAGGTTTTAAGCTAAAATAGGCATCCGTTACAGAAAGATTGCTAACTATTCCCCCGATAATCATAGTATCAGTGGCAGCCGTGAATAGAAGTTTTTGCCCTTCTATTCTTTGGTTTAGGTTCGTTGCGATCGCCATTTAGTCTCCTGTTGTGAGCTTACCTAAAGTTATTCCATCAATTGTCCAACCTTCTCTATCAACTATCGCCACAATCTTTGACATGATCTCTAATTTTTCAGTCAAGGAAATATCATCTAAGTCCATTGTTGTTAACAATTTCTGGATCTCCTTGTAAGCATAGCTCGGCATATCTGAATCTTTGTGAAGTTCTATCTTTACAGTCGTTGCAATTGCCATATTTTGTTAGCGTTTAGAACTACTTATATTATATAATAAAACAATAGTTTTAAGTTGATTAATTATGATCAATCAGGAATTAGAGAATGCGATCGCTATTGTGGAAAAATGGTTAGCCCCTCAATTCCTAGGAAAGAGGGCAGTATTTATCTATCCCTCCAAAGCTCAGAAAGATTTAGGACTAACTGAAAAAGTATTCTGGTTTGCAATTTTTACTTTAGTTGAGCAACAGAAAATCAGCTTAGGTGAAAACGATTACATGGCAATTTATCCGGCTGCAATTGTATTAAGTAAACATCAAGGATCAATCAATGAGCGATAAAAAAAACCCGCCATGTCCGAAGTGTGGGCATAGGATGAAAAAGAACGGGGTGCGTCCTGATGGTCGGCAAAAATGGCGCTGTACCCCCTGCGGAGCGTCCCAAACCTCCGATCCTAAGCCCGTGGGAAGACCGAGAATCCATCCCAAAAAATCTTCTGATCCTAAGCCTATGGGTAGGCCGTCTATTTTTCCAGGCAGGAAATTGACCGATGCCGAATCTTATTTAAGGCATAAGAAGAAAAAGGCTATGCTGGCTCTCAAGGCAAAATTTGAGGATTAACCAAAAGACTGAACTCCTTACATAGCAAGGAGTTCAGCTAATCTAAAAAATATTTTATAAAAACGCTTGACATATAGCCGTAGACCTACTATATTTAGATTATTGAAACACGCAACCACAGAGGACTAATCAAATGACCACGATCTTTGACAAGAAAGAATCCACACAAAAATACACAGAAATCTATGGAGCTATGAGCGAAGATTTTGTAAGTAAGTGGGCTACAGTTTGGCGGTACGGAGCATGGAATACATTAAAAGAATTTACACTTGAAGGCTTTGTTTCTTATCTACACGGCAATATTGATCAAGAGATTGAACGTCACATTGGAAAAATAGAGTCTTACCCTGAGTTAACACTACCCCGAACCGATGATTACAAGGTTTGTGAGGACGAATACCAGGATGGATATGCTATTTGGTATAACGTCGTTCAAAGAGCTACCGGATTTTTAATCAAAAACATTGAAGGCAAACAACGCTTTGATTCAATTGAAAAAGCAGAAAAAGTGATGATGGATGCACAACGGGGATTAATCCCAACTCCTGTATTTATAGATGAAGATGACGATTAATTAAACCCCGCACCCTAGCCAAACATCAAACGGCTAGGGATTCAATAAACACACAAGCAAAGGACAAATCAAATGGCAATCTACAAAAGTCAAATTCAAGAAGCGGTTGAAACACGGAAACAAGAAGCTGGCGAACTAGCTAAAAAATTCT